GGGCTGGGCAGCCCTCTGGCCATGGGATTGCCAACCTATAAAGGTGGTAGATCCCAGGCGCGAGAGGAGTTGCGCTAATTCGACTCGCTCCATGTTGGCAAGCGATTCCAAGATATCCTTTTCCAAAGGAGAACCCCGATAACCGGGGTTAACACGGAGGGGGTTATCCCCTTTCGTGGCTTGGATTAATGCTTCCGACAAGGTTGGAGTGAATCGTGGAGGCAGGGCCAAATGGAGGGGACCCCTAAGTGAGAAGGGGCTATGCCCCGACACTAGGGACCCCCATTGGGCCCAGCCCGGCCTCCCAAGGCGGTTGCGTAATTGATACGCCTTCCGCTCTGGGAGACCGATCCCCCCATAACCGGGGGGAAAATGCACCGGAATTCCCTGGCGCGCGGCAGCAGACCAGGATGTGGTGTAACTCGCGAGTTGGAAAGGAATCCTTTCCCGCGGGAGACCCACCCGATCGGCCGCCGAAACCAGGGAGCCCGGTGCATCGTACCAATTCGCTTCTCCTTTGGACCCCCCTGGGGCCCCAATGAGGAGCGAATTTGGTAGTAATGGCATTAAGATGCCCCACTCAAAGAAGAGCTCTGTGTAGAGCCCATACTTATGGTGGGTGAAGTCCTTCGTTTTCGAGGGTACAGCATCCAATGCGATTAACTCTGCCGTCCAACGGTCAGATTCTTCATGGGAACAAGACGCCATGGCGTCGTCTCCCGTGGTGCGTACATCCGCCGGCCTGCCGGTCGCCATTTCCCATGTGAATATATTCACAAGAGGAAGCAGCGGCCAGGAGGTGGCGTCCCCCATCATAGGCCCCCGTTGAGTAACGGGGCCTGTGAAGGAGGAGTACCACTCCGGGAGTTCCCAGATGATGGAGGTTGAAGGGGGTGATTCAGACGTGAAGCTATACGTTAAGTACGGCTTCCCCGGGGCACTAAGCTCTGGGTCCGTCTGACCCAACATCCCCCCCGACACAAACCGAATAGGCCCTTTGTAAGGGGTCAATCTTGGCTTATCGTCGGGGGGGAACCGGGCCCTCTCCACACCTATCCCATAAAATTGGGGGTCTCGCTCGTGGGGGAAGAAAGGCCCAATCCTGCCCTCTGGTGTTCTACCAAAG